GCTGACTTTAGTGTTATCCAGACATGGGGTATCTTTTCTCTGTATGAACAGAATGAAATGGGCATAGAAGACTTTGCACCTAACTTGATTCTCCTGGGAAATGTCAGAGGTAGGTTTGAATACCCAGAGCTTAGACGAACAGCACAGATGCTCTATAGTAAACACAAACCAGATGTATGTATAATAGAAAAGAAAGCCAGTGGTCAATCCTTGATACAAGATATGAGACGTAGTGGATTACCAGTAAAGGATTACATGCCTGACAGAGACAAAGTAGCCAGAGCCTATGCAGCATCTCCTATCATGGAAGCAGGTAGAGTATGGATACCCAAGAATAAAAAGTGGGCAGATGAATTAATAGAGGAACTCACCAGATTTCCACATGCTGCTCATGATGATCAGGTAGATGCTTTGGTAATGGCAATTCATTATTTAAAGGAATCCTGGCATGTCACACATCCTGACGATCCAGAGTGGGAAGATGAAAAAAGACACAAGAGGGTTGCATATTGGAAAGTTTAATGGTATAATAAAAGAGATGAATATTTTAGGAGAAGGTAATGTCAGCAGCTTTAACAAAACTTTTAACAACTTTAGCCACTCAAGGCATAAAGAAAGCTGCGCCTCAAGCAAGACGTTCTATACCTGTTCCTAAAAAAGAAGGGCTAAGTTCTTTACCAGAGGTAGATGAATCAGTAACTGCTTATAAAGCATTTAATAAAACACCTAAAGAAAAACAAGATTGGAGAGATGTAAACTTACAACTCACTAAAGAAAAAGTTGCTAACCAATTAGGAATTACTAATCCAAAAGAAATTAAAAAAATAAATGTAAAAGATAGACACAGGAATCCTGAGTTAGAAGAAATAACTAGAGGTTTTGATGAAGGTAAAATTACGAGAGAAGAATTTTTAAAACTTAGAGATAGTATTAAACCTTTAAAACAATATGGTACAGTACCAGAATTACGCTCTTTAGAAGATGTATTTTTATCCATGAAACAAGGTGAAGGTAAAGACTTATCTATTATAGGTGTAAATAAAAATATTAAACCTAATACACAAGTTGAGTCACGTTTTGATATTGATGCTTATAGTAAATATGATAATTATGTAGCTTCTATTAAAGACCCATCAGGAATGTCTTATTCAAATGCAGTATATTTAAAAGATATTGATTTTATTTTTAAACCTGATAAAGCTTTTAATATAGGTAAAGGTAAACCTAAAAGTCCTTTTGCTACAATTAAAGGTAAATGGCAAAATGCAGAACCTGAAGATATACAAAAGTTTGCCAAAGAAAAAATTAATTCAAAAGATTGGGTAGAGGTAGGTTTTGATCCAGCATCTCGTACAGGGTTTTATAATCGAACTACTGGAGAATTATTAAAAAGTGCAGAAGAAGTTATTCAAGTTGGTCCTATGATCTTAGCAAAAAAAGTTAAACCTTTTTCACCTAAAGAATTAGAAAAATTTGCAATTAAGTTAGAGACTAACGAAAAAGTATTACCTCATGAACAAGGTGGTATGATCCAACGTAATCCAAACCCTTATGAAGCAAAGGCAATATAATGTGTAACAAATGTAAATGTAATCCATGTAAATGCAATGATAGCATTAACAATGTGGTCCTTTGAAGATGGTATTAATCATTCTTTAATACGACCTAATTATAAAGATTATTGTTGTAAGAAAAAAGAATGTAACTGTAATATCCCTAAGATGTGTAAAGGTAAATGGCGCAGATATCAAAAAAATGTAATGAAATATCTACACTTAAAATTTAAGGATACCTATAAAAATGGCAATTGAACAGAACCCCTTTGAACAAATTACTCCTACACAGGATAATGTTGTTCCCCTGCCTATGGTAGACGAGTCTAAAGCTACCTTTGAATTAGACGATGATGGCGGTGTCCTTGTAGATTTTACTGAAGAAGAAACTATTGAAATGGGTGCAGAGGAATCTGTGGGAGAATGGTTTCGCAATCTAAGAGATGATATAGATGAAGATGAGTTAAGTGACATAGGTAGAACCCTCTATGATAATTATGAGTCTGACAAAGACTCTCGTAGTGAATGGGAGTCTATGTTTGAAAGAGGCTTTGATCTTCTGGGACTCAAGATCGAAGAAGCATCTGAACCTTTTGAAGGAGCCTGTACAGCAGTACACCCTCTCTTAATTGAATCAGCAGTTAAGTTTCAGTCTAAAGCATCACAAGAGTTGTTTCCCCCTAATGGTCCTGTCAAGGCACAGGTACTGGGTAAGCATACCTTGGAAAAAGAAAATCAAGCAATGAGAGTTCAAAACTTTATGAACTATCAGCTTACAGAACAAATGCCAGAATACTTTGATGAATTTGAAAGAATGCTTTTTCATCTACCCCTGATAGGTTCTTCGTTTAAAAAGATTTATTATGATGCTTCTTTTAAACGTCCTGTCTCAGAGTTTATTCCTATTGATCAGTTTTATGTTTCCTACAACGCATCGAATCTTAGGAATGCTGATCGGTATACACATGTTATTTATAAAAGTCCTGTTGATCTACACAGAGAAATTAAAGCAGAGATGTATGCAGACATTGATCTTCCTGAAGCAGGGATGGTTAATCCTACATCTTTCTCAGAAAAGATGGATACAATTATAGGACTGTCTCCCTCTAGTGCTTCTGATCCTCAATATGTTTTATTAGAGCAACATTGTTATCTAGATATTGATGAACCTAATTCAGAAGAAGGTGAGTCTCTTCCTTACATTGTTACGATTGAAGAACAATCAAAAGAAGTTTTAAGTATTCGTAGAAACTATGCCAAGGATGATCCTACAAAACAAAAGAAGGTACACTTTGTACACTATCGTTTTGTCCCAGGATTTGGTTTCTATGGTTTGGGACTCATGCATTTCCTTGGTAATCTGACTATGAGTGCTACTGCTGCAATGCGAGCATTGATAGATGCAGGTCAATTTGCGAATCTTCCAGGTGGCTTTAAGGCTAAAGGTGTGCGTATGGTAGGCAACAATGAGCCTATAGCCCCAGGAGAGTTCAAGGAGGTTGAAGCAACTGGTATTGATTTGAACAAGGCAATTATATCTCTCCCTTACAAAGAGCCTTCCTCGACGCTCTACCAAATGCTTCAGTTTGTAACTGCTGCTGGTCAGAAGTTTGCAGACAGTACTGAACAGATTGTTTCAGATGCTGCCTCCTATGGACCTGTAGGAACTACAATGGCATTGTTAGAAGCATCCAGTAAGTTCTTCACAGCTATTCATAAAAGATTACATAAGTCTCAAAGAGATGAATTTAAAATCTTAGCAAGTATCGATAAAGATTATCTACCACAGGAATATCCTTATGAGGTTCCTCTGGCAGAGAGAAACATATATCAAAAAGACTTTGATGGTAAGGTTGATGTTATTCCTGTAAGTGATCCTAACATTCCTTCTAATGCTCACAGAATGATGTTGGCTAATATGGCATTGCAGATGGCACAACAATCTCCTCCAGGTATGTTCAATACAGAAGCCTTGAATAGAACTATTCTTAGTGCTGCAAATATGCCTAACCTAGACGAGATACTTCCTCCCAAACCAGAACCTAAAGCACTTGATCCTGTTTCAGATATCATGGCGTCTGTTAAAGGTATCCCTATTGCTGCATTCCCAGGACAGAATCATGATGCTCACATTCAAGTAAAGATGGCTTATCTGCAAGACCCCATGAATGGAGCCAATCCTATTATGCAAAGAGTACAGCCTGTTCTGCAAGCCAATATACAAGAACATTCTGTTTTAAAATATCAGGAACAAGTCAATGGCATGGCTAAACAAGAACTTAGTACTGTTGCTCCAGAGTCTGCACAGAAACCAGAAGTTATTGAACTGGCTTTGATGGAAGCTGCCAAGCAAGTACAGAATGCTAATCAAGCAATGGGTATGGTACAGTCTCCAGAACAACAGATGGTTGCTCTTGAACAAGCCAAGGTTGAACTAGAGAAGCAGAAGATGCAGATGGACCTTGCTGTTAATAATGCTGAAGCTGCTCTAGAGAATAAGAAACTAGACCTTGAAGAAAATAAACAAATGCTTGAAGCTACTAAAGCTGGTGTTACCACAGCAATGAAAGATGAGAAGGCTGAAGCTGACAGAGCCAGTAAAGAATCTATCAAAGCTATTGAAATGATGACCAAACTTTTAACAGCACAGATGAACCAAGAAGGTCTGGAAAAAAGGAGCATGACTGAGTTGTTAAAAGATCAAGCCAATAGACAAGATAAGAATGAAATGCAAGCAGTTGATATGATTTTAAAACTAATAAAGGAGACAACTAATGCCTAACTATGGAAAGATACATTATCCAAATGATGTAAAAGGAATCACAGATGGAAAGCCTACGCACGTAGTAGATCGTGCTTCATCGTTTGGTGATTGGACAAAAGAAGATATTCAGGGTAGCAGAGCAACGCGCTCTCGTTTGGCTGAGTATGATGACAAGTACTGGAAAATGCCTGGGCCAAGTAAGATCAAATATTCTTAATGGATTTATTTGAAACTATAGCTCAAGTATATACAGATGAGATTGAGAATCAAAAGATTAGTTTAGCTCAAG